AAAAAGATTATTTGGTAAACCTAATCAGACAGTACTTGTGTGTGATGAGGACGGCATAGATTGTATATATAACGTGGAATTAAGTTAGATGAGACAGTAATTGCTGTTTCTTTTTTTTTTTTTGTTTTTTAAGGAGGTGGCAATATGAGTTGTTATGCAGATGACGTAATTAAAGTTGCCGAGGAACAAGTAGGATATATGGAAAAAGCCAATCCAAGAGATTTAGATAGCAAAACAGCCAACGCTGGATATAACAATTACACTAAGTATGCTAGAGATATGACTAAATGGGTAGGTTCACTTTTTGTAAATGGATATGCTTGGTGTCAGACTTTTGTGTATTGGTGTTTTGTGAAAGCTTTTGGAATTAAGAAAACTAAGGAATTACTTGGTGGTTGGACGGCATACTGTCCTACTGGTGTCGGATATTTTAAGAATATGGGTAGATGGCATAATTCTCCGAAGGTTGGAGATATTATATATTTCTATGATTCTGAAAGAGATTATGGACATGTAGGATTGGTTTACAAGGTTAGTGGTTCTATAGTTTATACTATTGAGGGTAATACTTCTCCGCAGTCGGGTGTTGTACCTAATGGTGGAGGAGTTTACAAAAAGCAGTACCCAATAGATTATTATAAAATTGCCGGTTATGGTAGACCTAAATATGATACAAAGAAAACTAAAGCTAAAAAATATAGCGGTGCTTTTCCTATTATACCACCTGTACTTAGGTATGGTTCTAGTGGTTTGCAAGTTGAAAGATTACAAAAATTTCTTAATTGGTATGGTAAATACGGATTAAGTGTGGATGGTATATTTGGAACGATGACTAAAAGTGCTGTTATAGATTTTCAGCAGAATGTTTTTCCAAAGTATTCGTCAGAATGGGATGGAGAATTTGGAAGTAAATCTTTAGCTAAAGCTAAGAAAATTAAAAAATAAACAACGCCCTTTACGGGCAACAATCTTATGACAATAGCTGCCTCTCTAAAGGTAGAGAGGGGCGGATTCTAGTTAGTATACATGGCGTGGGAATACTAGATAATCCCACGCTGTTTTTTTTTGTGTCGTAGTGTAAATGTCGCCTAATATAAAGCGGCTTAGTAGCACATTGCAATTATACCGCAAAAGTTCAGTGCAAATCTGACGACTACAACAGGCAAACACATTAAATCATGCATGCGCAAATAGAACGAGAGCCTGCAAAAAGGATAATACCTGTATTGTCCGTAAGTGGTCGGTTGTGTTCCCAGTGTACAGGGGTAATGAGCCGATGTGTTCTATATTTTAACGCAGGGCATAACGACAGACGTTTGCCGGATTCATGCTCCGGAGGTTGTGGGTGCAATTCCTACCCCTGCTAAAATGCCCTCTGCTATTTTCGGATAGGCAGTGAAAGACAGATATTTGCGGATATGTGATAAGTAGAGATGCGTCTCGAAAATCTTAATGCGAAAGGCAAAAAATATAAGCCTTATTAGTTAAGGACGAAGTGTAAAGTGTCATATTTGTCTTGTTAATATTGATTCTTGATGTTAACGTGCAATATTTGGCACTTTAATTTTTGAATAAAAGGAAGTAGGTGAAATTGTGGCTACGAAAACTATGAGACAAGTCGGTCAGAAGTCAACTACAAATACTCGTAGTGACAAAATTACCGGACTTAGAGATATAAAAGAACAAATAGATAAAATACAAAAACTTTTTGATAAATTAGAAGATAAAGACCAACTACAATGTTTAGAGCTACTTGGAGTTGGTTCTAAATATTTTACTTGTCAGCATTGTGGAAAACCTAAGAAAAAAAGCGATTTCTACTCTTCTACTGCTCCTAACTGTGCAAGTCAAATAACGGACGGTTGTAAGCAGTGTGCTGCCGACATTGCAATGCCGACGTTACATGGAGAAAAACAACAGCCAACTAAAAAAACTGTTGACGACGCTTGTTATTTTCTCGATAAACCAATGCTTGATTCATTATGGGATGCTTCGCTACTTGAGGCAGCTAATCAAGCAACTGGAAAAGTGAAGTCTAATGTGTGGACAAGCTATATAAAGAATGCTGCTATGCCACAGTATTATACGTATACATATAGACAATCTGATAATTATACTGGTGGTATGTTAAGTATTGAAAGCTTGGCGGAAGATGCTCTTCCAAAAGATCAAGAAATACTTGAACAGTTTGAAAAGAATAAAAATGATGTATTGCGGTTGTTAGGTTACTTACCTTTTGAAAAAGAGAAATTAGCCGACCAACCGTTTTTATATTCTCAGCTAATCGGATTCTTAGATTCTGATGAAAATGGTAATGATGATATGATGAGAACTTCATCTATTATTAGTATTGTACGTGGATTCTTACAGATAAATCAGATTGATGATATGGTTGCTGATTTAGTACAAGATCCGAGAAATGCTGAAAAGAATCTTGCGACAATTAAAGCATTACAAGAAATGAAAAAGAATATAACTCTTAATATAACCAAACTTGCAGAGCAGAGTTGTATATCTCTCAAAAATAGTAAAAATGCTACCAAGGGAGAAAATACATGGACTGGTAAAGTTAAAAAATTAAAGGAGTTAAATCTTCGTGATGCGCAAGTTAATGGATTTGACATTAAAACTTGTCGTGGTATGCAACAAGCACAAGAAATTTCGGACAATTCAATGATGAAGCAGTTAGCACTAGATGAATCCGAATGGTCAGATATAGTTGCTACAATGCGAACTGATATTGTTAAATTACGAAAAGAAAGGGATTCTTATAAGGAAATAAACAGAATATTACTTCAAGAAAATTTGGATTTAAAGGATTATCTTGAAGAAAATGAAATGGGTTCAGAAATTGAATTTAAAAACTTAAGAGACATTTATTCTGTTTTTGCTACTGAAGAATCTGAAGAGGTGGAACAAGATGAATCAGATAGTTCTACCGTATAAAGATGTAAGTGTTTATGATAAGGATTTTTATAAGGATTACAGAATATTCGTAAAACCTATTGATTATCCTTTATCAACAAGAAAGATAGAGTCATTATTAGCTATCGCAGAAATGCAAAAGTATTTTCAATGCAACCCGGTAAAATTTATTGACCGAATGTTTAATATAGAACTTTTTGACATGCAAGCTTTAGCAGTACAGAGAACATGGATAGTTCCAAATAGTTTGTTAGTTTGTACGAGAGGTTTTGGAAAAAGTACTCTTATTGATTTAGAGTTAATGTCAAAAGATATGTTGTTCTGTAATTATTGGTCATATATTGCAAGCGGTACTGGTAGTCAGGCAGAAAATACTTTTACTACATTAGAGAAATTAGCTAATGATAATATTGATACGTTTTCTGGTTCAACTGGAAAAGTATTTAAAAATGAAATAGAGATAAAGAATGCGGCTGGAGATGGATTCAGTCACAGTTCTAACGGATTTAATTATAGTTTATATAATGGTTCGATGACTCAGACACTAAATAGCAACGTAGATGCCAAGAGAGGTTTCAGAGGCTCCGTTGTATTTGATGAAAGTGGTTTTTTATCGGATGAATTAATGAATGTATATGGCGCATTTGCCATTGTAAATAAGAGTCTTAAAACTGGTAAGGATGCAAGTGGTAAATCTATAGATCCTATTAGACAGCGTTGTTTTCCAGAGGGAATGCCTTATCAAAAGATGTATATTAGTTCTGCTAGTTCAGTTGATACTATGTTTTATAGATTATATAGAGAGTATTCAAAAAGACAAATAATGGGCGATCCCGATTATTGTGTTCTTCATTTTGATTGTGATTTAGCATTTGCTCCGACTATTAGAGGTGAAGTTGTTGCTCCACTACTCTCTCGTTCTACTGTTGAATCAGAAATGAGAACTAATCCTGAAAAGGCTAGACGAGAATACTATTGTATATTTACAACTGAAGCTGGTAGCGATGCAATAGTCAAACGTGGTGTTATTACGCGAAACGAAGAAACACGTAAGCCAATTCATTGTAATGAAACTGGTGATAAGAAATACGGATTGTTTTATGATCCAGCTCGTAAAGTAGATAACTCATTTATACTTGTGGCTGAGTTTTATGATTTTGTACAAGTAGATGGAAGTATTGATAAAAGAGCAAAGATTGTCAATGGCGTAAATCTTTTAGATGTTGGTAAAAAAATTAAGAGTCCAATGCGCACACCTGACCAAATCGAGTATCTCAAACAGATGATATTAGATTACAACGCTGGTGCAGATGGATATGAAAATATTGTTGGCATTTGGATTGATGCTGGTACAGGAGGAGGCGGTGTGAATATAGCTGACTACTTGATGCCAGATTGGGAAACCTCTGATGGCATTGTTCATAGAGGATTAATAGATAAAGAATATTCTGCTGATTATGTTAGTAGATTCCCAAATGCGGTAGATAAAGTTCATCTTATGGAACCGGCTAAATTCAAATCTATGATGTATGAAGCATTAATAGAAATGCTTAATCAAGATAAGATTGGTTTCACAAGTACATATGATAATAAGGAATATCTTACTGTATTTGATATTGACCAAAAGAAATTAGACAAAGAACGTGAAAGAATAATAGAAGAATTAAAAAAGAAAAAACTAAATGAAAAAGAATTTGAAGATAAGTTACAAGAAGAATTAGGCAAGGTACAATCGGTTAATACTAAAACTATCAAACTCGATTGGAAAGATAAAATAGCTCTAGCAAACATTGATGCTTTAAAAGAAGAATTAGTTAATATGGTGAGAAAGAAAAGAGAGTCCGGTAAGGACTCTTTTGAGTTAACGCCAGAAAAAGCCAATAAAATGCATGACGATCGTGCGTTAAAAAGTATAGCGCACTTTATAGTGAATAAATAAACTATAATAAGAAAATTCATTCTGATTAATTGGGAAAACCTAGAAGTAGGCAACCCACAGCAAGCGTAATGGCAGCTGCAACGACTAAGTGAATGAACACCATATTATTATGGTGATGCGATAGTCTGAACTCACACTATAACTTAATTATGAAATGTGAGAACCGAGGTCGAGTGTAAAGACACTCTTGGAAGCACCTCGGTCTTTTTGTTGTGTAAAAAAATAGCGCATGACTGTTTTTCATGTATGCTAATGAATATAAGCTGTACTCTTATATTCCTTTATTGAAAGGAGTAAAAATATGGCTAAAAAGATAAGTGGAATTTATAAAATTAAGAACAATATTAACGGTAAAGTTTATATTGGTCAATCATCGGATATATATTGGAGATGGGCGCATCATAAATCTGATTTAAATCACAATCGTCATCATAATAGACATTTACAAAGTGCATGGAATAAATATGGCGAAGATAGTTTTTCTTTTAGCATAGTTGAAAAATGCTCGGAAAAATTATTAGATGATAAAGAAAAATATTGGGTTAATTATTTTGATTCATATAATAATGGATATAATCTTGATTTTGGTGGGCAAGGTATTAGAGGATATAAACATACCGAAGATGAATTAAATAAAATGCATAGAATTCAAAAACCTAAAATTGTTTTACAATTTGATTTAAATTTTAATCTGTTAAAAGAATGGATTGGTGGAGTATCTCATATAAGTAAGGAATTAGGATATACAAAAGAATGTATTCTGTTAAGATGTGAACATACAATTTTAAATAAAATGACTTCATATAAAAATAGTTATTGGGTATATAAAGAGGAATATGATTCTTCGGAATTTGAATGGGATAAATATTTTTCAAATATACGAACATGGAATGAAATTCCAATATATCAATACAATACAAAACATGAATTAATAAAAATTTGGAATAATCATTTTGAACTAAAAGAAGCTGGTTATAAAGTTACTTCAATTCTAAGAATATGTAATCATGACGGTACTCAGAAAATATATAAAGATAGTATATGGGCATACGAGGGGTATGATTTTTCAGATGGTTATTTTGGAATAGGTGAATATAAAAAAGGAATTCATAATTGTAGAAAAGTAGGAATGATGAATACAAAAGATGGAGATATAATAAAGAAATTTAATTCAATTAGTGAAGCATGTATTTTTATTAATAAACCTGTAAAATTTAGAGGTAATATAGTTCAATCCATTAGTAAAAAACAACGATCCGCTGGTTACTATTGGATATACTTAGATTAAAATAATACACAACAAAATGTAACAAAATTGATACTTGTTGTATGCTCGGACACGCATTAGCTGAGGAAAGACGTAAGTTGCTTCTTCAAAAACCTAAAACTAATTCTTCCGATTTACTTCAAAAACTCACCGCTCAGATTCATGGCGGTATAGCAACTAAAAGATAGAAAGGAGACGCATAATGGCGCAGAAGAAAGAAGTTGACGCAAAGAGCGTCTCAAAAGAAAAAGTGGCTACTGTAAAAAATAATGTTGGCAGACCTAACCAATCAGTAGCTGCAATTCGAGAAACATATAAACTTGAAGAAGAAAAACAAATGAAACGATATGCTAATGCTAAAGAAGAGAAGGTAATGAAAGTTATACGTGATATAACACAGAATGCCGCTACCCTTTCTTTAACTAGTACTGATAAAAACACAATCAAAGGATATCTAACCGGAAATATTTATGCTAACTCAAAAAACCTTATAAACGCTAGTAGATATCTATTTTATAGGTCACCTATATATCAAAAGATGATATATGCTTATGCGGATATGTATTGTCTTGACTGCCGTAGTATTGAAGCTCCGTATTCATTTGTTAAGGGTATGGACGCTACAAAAGCTCTTAAGCAATTTGATTCGACTATAGACTTTATGGATAGATTGGGTTTGGAGAATATAATGAACGCTCCGTTAGTCAATATGTGGATTGAAGATATTTCTTTTAATCTTTTCTTCCACGATGAAACGGGTTCGTTCATGTGGCGAATAGATCCTAATGAAGCGATTATAGATAGTATATATACTGTTAATGATTCGTTTTGTTACGGTATGGCACTTGACTTAAGCAAATGGAGATCGGCGCAACGCCAAGCATTAATAGAATATTTAGGCGAACCGTTATCTTCTATGTGGAAGGAATATGAGCGAACTGGTATTAAATATGTTCACGTACCAGCTGAGTATTCATTTGTAGTTAAATTTAGGACAGATTTAATGGATGCTATAATACCTCCCCTTCTTCCAATGCTTTTGGGGTTGGCTAATCTTAATGATTTAGCAGACGTTCAATCGAGTGCAGATAAACTCAGTTTTTATCGTATGATTTATATGCCACTTAAAGTAATGAATTCGGCAAAGAATCCTGATGAATTTGAGATTACTCCAGATTTAGCAATCGATTATTTTAAGATAGCTGCTGACAATGCAATACCGGACGGCGTATCAAGTGCAGTAATTCCGGGTGATGAACTTAAGACTATAGATTTTTCAGATAATGTATCTGATGAT